TAGACAAGCTCAAATGGGCGACACAAATAATAATAATGGTTTTGCAACACCGCCAATGAAAGCAGCCTAAGATGTTAATGCGCGGAGAATTTATAGAATACGTTAAGCTTGTAGAGAACGGTGGTAAAGCTGGCTTTGACGGTGAAACGTGGTTTCCTCATGCTTCACCTGAAGGTGGCAACGACACTATAGCGTATGGTCACAAATTAAAGAATGATGAAAGTTGGATGAAAGTGGGTATATCAGATATGGATGCTGAGAATCTACTTATAGCTGATTTGCAGATTGCAGCCGAAGGCGCAAGCAATGTTATATCAGAGTTTGGTAGCAGTGACTTCGATGCACTGTGCCAAAACTGCCAAGAAATATTTACAGATTTTGTATTTAATTTAGGTAGCGGTGGTCTACGCAAGTTTCCTAAGTTTGTAACTGGAACTTTAGACCACGACACTGAGATAATGCACCAAGAATATAAACGATTCTACCGTAACGGATACGGTGAATTAAAAGAATTAGAACATCGTAATGCAGAGTTTGCAAAGATGTTCTTCTAGTCAATGGCTACCCACATAACATGTCGTTATTGGCCCCATTGCTAACCTACCGTTGGCTACCCATGTTGTTACATGGCCCCACGAAAGAGAGGTAAAAATGACTGTCCGTACTGAAACTGATAATTTTGAAGAAGAGGATAATGAAGAACTAGAGCCTACCCCATACGAAAATGAGTATAGAGGTACTTTAGACGATCCAGACAATGATGATTCTGACATTGAAGACCCCATAGATATGGCTACTCCTAAACGTAAGAAACAAGGTCTGGTTGAAAAGAATGCTACTAATGAATCTGATGCACACGACTATAAGAAGCGTTATTCAGATTTAAAGAAACATTACGATACTAAACTTAACGAATGGAAACAACAACAAGAACTCCTTCAAGCTGAGTTATCAATGGCAGAGCAAAGTAAAGCTTTACCAGCGTTACCTAAGAGTGAAGAAGAACTTGAAGAGTTTCGAACTAAGTATCCAGATGTTTATGATGTAGTAGAAACTATCTCATCGTTAAAAGCAAGTGATAGAGTCAAAGAAATTGAAGGACGATTAGAAGATCTAAAAGTGAAGGAACAAGAAGCTATTGTTCAAACTGCTGAACAAGAACTTTTAAGTTTGCATCCTGACTTTGGAACTTTAAAAGAAGACCAACAGTTCTTAGATTGGCTTGATGAACAACCTCAAAGTATATCTGACGGGATATACAAAAACAATACTGATACTAAATGGGCTGCTAGAGTTATTGACTTATTCAAAGCTGATACTGGACAAGTTTCTAAAACGAGGTCAACCAAACAGAACAAACAATTACCAAGGAAGGCTGCTGAATCTGTAACAAAGACTAAACAACGGCGTTACATTGAAGACCTTCAAGATGATACTAAAGTTTGGACTGTTGCTGAGATTTCTAAATTGAAGCCTAAAGAGTTTGCCATTGTTGAAAAACAAATCGACAAGGCAGCTAAAGAAGGCAGAATAGTGAACTCTCTGTAAAATAATAACTAAACCTTACTAATTGTAGAAAAGGATTAAGCTTATGGCTTATGCAACTGCAGCAGGTTATGAAAACTTACCAAGTGGTAACTTTGTACCTGCTATCTACAGTCAAAAGGTTCTCAAATTCTTTCGAAGATCTTCGGTAGCGGAAGCAATTACCAACACCGACTATTCTGGTGAAATTGAGAACTTTGGCGACACCGTGAATATAATCAAGGAACCAACAATAACGGTTGCTTCTTATACTCGTGGTTCTACAGTGAACACACAGGATCTGGCAGATGACCAAATCCAACTCACTGTAGACCAAGGCAACTACTTTGCCTTCAAGGTTGATGACATCGAAGAGCGTCATTCACACCTTAACTTTGAGTCTCTTGCAACTTCTTCTGGTGCTTACACCTTAAAGAAAGCATATGACTACGAAGTTCTAAAGAACATCTACTCTAACGCTGCTACAGTGGCAGCAACTACTGGTACAGACGGTTCTCCGTTAACAGGTGCATCTACCACTCTTACAGGTGATGAACTTGCTAATGTTATCAGCGGTGCTGCAAAAGTGCTAGATGAAAATGATGTCCCTTACGAAAATCGTTGGCTTGTAGCTGACCCTGAGTTTTATAACGTACTACGTCAAGCATCTGCAAAGATCATGGACGCTAGCGTTACTGGAGAATCAGGTTCTGCTCTCTTTAACGGTCAAGTAACGGATCGTCTCATACATGGTTTCAAGCTTTATCAGACTAACGCTATCGTTAACGGTGGTGCTGCTGTAGCTGCGAACCATACATTCGCTTCAACAAATGGTGGTGAACACATCTTCCTTTATGGTCATATGAGCGGAGTTGCTACAGCTTCCCATATTGCTAAGACGGAAGTCATTCGTGATCCTGATAGTTTCTCTGACATTGTTCGTGGTCTTCACGTTTTCGGACGTAAAGTACTTCGTGGCAGTGGCACTGGCTATAAGGCTGTGTTCTCTGGCGTTGCTGATCTTGGCTCATAGGAGGGTATAAATCATGACTGTTTATAATAGAACGGCTACTGGTGGCGGTACGGTTGGACATCCATCCAACGCTGCAGTGCCTTATGTGATGACTTCTCCTGTATGGGATACTGTTGATGGCGGTGGTGTTGGAGGTGATATTATTCAATTAATTGATCTTCCTGCAGATACCATGATAATCTCAGGTTGTTTAGAAGTGCTTGAAGCACGAGGCAACGGACAGATTACTATGGATATTGGTTTTACTGGTGGTGATGTAGACTGTTTTCTTGACGGATCTGCTTGCGCTGCTGGTTTCAGCCCATTTCTTGAAGCTGCTGTTGGCGCAACTGCTGCTAACGCACGGATAGTAACTGCTGCTGATACCATTGATGCTCTCGTCTTAGATGGTGGCTCCACTGGTGAAACAGCACTGCGATTTCGCATTCACGTTGTGTTGGCGGATGTTTCCAAAAACCCAACTGAGTCGGCTACAGTATCTACGGGTACTTAATCACTTAACAGTTTTGTGGGGTTCTGTTCAAAAACCCTACACTTTCTTGCTTTGTTCAACTTATATGTGAAAGAATTAATATGTTTATTAAGCTGCTTACTGACGATGAAATACAGACTTGCTTAGATGCAATTACAAAAGATACCTTTAAGAATGGCAACAAGTCACAGCCACTAAAAGAAGTAAAACAGAATAAAGAATCATTAAGTGTACCAGAAGACATTCGTAAACTAATAATCAACAAGATATACGATGCACACTACGTAGATTGTGTCTACTGCCCAACTAGAGTTTCAGTTAACTACTACAACCAGTACAAGAAAGATGACTACTATAATCTTCATGTAGATAACTTCAAAGCCCATCCAAAGTCAAACAATGTACACTTTGATTATGGCTTTTCGATAAACTTAAACGATGATTACGAAGGTGGAGAGATATACTTCAACACAGAAATAGGATTAGTAGGACGAAAACTACAGGCAGGTGAAGCTGCTATCTTTCCAATTATATATACGCACGGTGTAAAAGAAGTAACAAAAGGATTAAGAACAAACGTTTTAGGATGGTTCTCTTCTAACCTGTCATACGAACAATCTTTCATGTTAAAGAACTTGTATGAAGTAAACCAGCATCTAGCAAAAGATAACAACGATATATTTGTAAAGTCCGTTCTTGTACAGAACTACCTCAAGAAAGAATGGGGTAAATAGAATTATGGAGATAATATTATGGCAACCCTGAGTTACACAACTCATTTTACTGTAGACATTCCAGATGATGATACGCACACTATTACTGGAGGAAGCACTACAGCTACTGACTCAATAACTATAACGCACTACTTTGACAGGCGTTACAGTATTACAAATACTACTCTTACTGAAGTATGGAACGATACTATGCTAGGAGACTTTGATTTTCTTTGGATAGAGTCAGATCAGGCTGTAGAGATACAGCTTATGTGTAACGAAGGTGGAACAGTAGCAGGAAGTAATCTTGAGAATGCGTGGGTTGTTAAACTTGCTGCAGGTATTCCTTTTTGTCTTGCTGATGATTCAAGTCGTAACAGAGGCGATGTTGCAGGAAGCTTTAGTGAAGCAAACTATCTTGCTGAGAACGATACTTGGGAAACAAATTGGACTGCAGATACAATAGATCGTATTGAATGTTATAACGGATCAGGAAGTACCGCCAACGTGCGTGTATTTGCTGCAACTTAAAAGGAATAGATGATGGCTGAAGAAAGTGATATGAGCATTATTGGAGAGATTATTGATATTCAAGGTTTTGGAAAGCCTTCAACTTATGATGGTTTTTCTACGGAACAATTAAAAAGACATTTAGACAAAGTTAGAAAAGAAGCAGAGGGCAAAATGAGTGGCGGTCCTGTAAAGAAAAAGAAGAAAGCTTCTAGTGGATATATGGGTGGCGGTTACGTTAAACCTAAAATGATGGGTCATGGTGGCATGGCGTATCGTGGTAGAACTTACGCATACGGTGGTAGAGTATCTAAGTATAAAGGCTAGTCAATATGGGTGAACGACAGAAACCTATAGCACGTAACAAGAAAAACTATCGCTCGACTAAAAGTGGAGCAGGTATGACAAAGGCTGGTATTGCAGCACATAAAAGAGCAAATCCAGGTTCTAAGCTAAAAGGTGCAGTAACAGGCAAAGTAAAAGCTGGCAGTAAGTCAGCTAAAAGACGTAAGAGTTATTGTGCAAGATCTGCAGGTCAAATGAAGAAGTTTCCTAAAGCTGCTAAGAACCCTAAAAGCAGATTAAGACAAGCACGTAAAAGATGGAAGTGTTAAACAATGAATTATCTTACACTTGTAAATAATGTTCTTAACGAACTTAACGAGATAGAGCTAACATCGACTACCTTTACATCTTCCAGAGGTGTACAGTCTATGGTTAAGAACGTAGTCAACAAAGCAATTAATGACATCTACAACTCTGAGATAGAATGGCCTTTTCTCATTGCTACACAAACTGATAACCTTGTAGCAGGTACGCAAGAGTACAGTTTTCCCTCAGACTTTCGTAAGATTGACTTTGATTCCTTCATGCTTTTGCCAAAGAATTTAATCACTAACGGTACATTTGATGCAACCATATCTGATTGGACAGTAGTATCAGGAAGTCCAATAAGAGTAGAGACAACAAACTCAGGTGCAAGTGTAGCAGGTGCGTTACGTCTTACATCTGCTGAAGTAACGCAAACAGTACAAACAATCATAAACAAAGAATACATTGTTCGAACACGAACCTTTTCCAATGATGTGACGCTAAAGGTAGGTACTGCATCAGGTGGAACACAGAATTTAAGCACCACACTAAGCGTTACCAACACAGGAGACGGTGAATGGCAAACAAACTCTTTTACCGCTACCGCTACTACGACTTATATTGGGTTTGCAGAGTCAGGTGGAAACAATGCAGAGATAGACACCGTAGAGGTTGTAGAAAATGAAAGTCCACGTAAGTTGCGATACATCTCACACGATGAATG